TTCACTAAGAATAAATTTGAGTATAAATCCCATAAAGTCAACGGAAGAGTCAAAAGCGGTGTTAAATTGTACATGTCAGGAAGTGAAGCTGTACCGTTCTAGTTATTCAAATAAGACAGAAAGTAATCTAAGGTAATCTGAGGTAAGTTACCAACAAATTACCTTTTTTTGAACTTTTACAAACTCATAACTATCTAATAATAATATATATATATAATTTATTTAATATATATATTTAATAAGGTAATCTAGTAACTTGTAAAAAGAGTAAAAAGTATAAATAAAAATAAAAATAAAAATTAGGAAAAAGTAAAGAGTATATTATATAAAGTCAAAAAACTATAAAATACTAGATTACCGATTACCTCTAAACAAAAAAACATGAAAAGAAAATCTGAATCCGCTCTGCAATCGCAATGCTACGTCTACTTCAACAACACGTACTGCCTTAAGAATCATAACCCGCGTTTGATATGGTTTCTAGTTCCAAATGAAATCGCATCGGTTGTAGGTGGTGTATTTCAAATCATGGGTGTTTCAAACAACATCATAACGAAAGCCGTTAGCATGATTGTTGATGGTATGAAACGGATAGGTTTCTTAGCAGGAGTTAGCGATAATATTATACTTGCGGATAATGGGCGTACATTCTTAGTGGAGTTCAAACTACCTGGAAACAACCAACAACCTAACCAAGTCGAGTTCCAACAACGAGCAGAGTCGTTAGGGCATACTTATGTTGTGATTAAAAGCATAGATCAGTTTAAAGAGTTTTGTACAAAAGAATTTAATAATGAAAGCAAATAGAGTAATAATAGCGGGTAGTAGGAATTGTCCTGAATACAACGTGGAATTGTTTAGGAAAATAGATAAAATATTGGGTAACATTGGTTGGGATGATTTAGAGATAGTTTCAGGAACTTGCAAAGGTGCGGATAAACTTGGAGAAAATTACGCAGACTTATATGGAGAGGATGCAAAACAATTCCCCGCAGATTGGGAAACATACGGTAAAAGCGCAGGATATATCCGTAACAAACAAATGGCTCAATACGCCACTCATCTTATAGCATTATGGGATGGGCAAAGTAAAGGAACAAAGAATATGATAAACCTAGCTAAGCAATACGGTTTAAAAGTTAGAATAATCAATTTTAAGACACTCTAACACGTTTTTGATATGAACACACGTAAAAACAATTTAAAGCCGTTAGAGCCGATTAAAACACGTCTAGTTAACGAAGATGGTAGTATTAACCTTGTTGAGTTCGAGATAGACGGCGTTTCTGCTCGAATAGTAGGAACACAAACGGGTGGAAGAAAAGTAAGTGAAGCAATCGACGAGGTTAGGTTTGAAACAGGAGAGAGGCGTTATTATACTAGAGGGGAACTATACCTACTTGAAAAAAATAATAAAATAAAACTTGTTTAATTGAAAAGTAGTTTGTATCTTTGAAGTATCAAAACAGATAAAGATATGAAAACTGCATACCAACTTTACAGAAATGAATTAGAAACAATCAATCAATTGTTTGAATTAGGAATGATTTCTCATGTAGAAAAGATTTCAAAAGAAACTAGAGCAAAGTATTTGTATATTACACAAAAAAGAGATAGCGAATAAAAAACAACACCATTGGCGAAATTTAAACGCAAGGGATGTAAAATTGTGAGTAATCAATATATGACCCGAACTCACTTACAGGTATCGAACCCTGTATGGTAAAGTTGTTAACCGCCTAACAAGCGGTTTTTACTATTTATATTATACTAACCCAATCCGTTTAAAAATAATTTAGTATATTTGTACTTAGGTGAGAACCGTTTTTATTATTATGGAGAATTTAGGAGGAAGACCACCGCATTATAATAATGCAGAGGAATTGCTTGCAAAAGCAGAGGAATATTTTAATTCAGTTAGTAAGCCAACTATAACAAGATTGTGCTTACATCTTGGTTTTGAATCACGTCAGAGCTTCTATGCTTATGAGCAAAAAGAGGGGTTTAGTTACGCTATAAAGAGGTTGAGGACTAGAATCGAGGCGGAGTATGAAGATTTGGTAACAGACAAAGACCACGCAACAGCAGGGGTTATCTTTGCGCTTAAGAATCTAGGCTGGTCAGATAAAACCGAAATCGACCATACGTCAGCAGGAGAGAAGCTAGATACGTCTACTAAGATTGTTTTTAGTAAGGGTAGTAAGAAGTAGTTTCGTATCTTTGTGATATGGAATTGAGTTTAAGTGAAAAGTACGAGCCATTATTTGAATTATTAAGCGGTGAGTATCCTGATATTGACACTGTAGTAATAACAGGTGGTCGTAACAGTCAGAAGTCATTTGCAGTCGGTACTTGGGCGTGTGTAGCCGCTAAGGATTGCGCTTATAATATACTTTACACTAGATATACTCTTGTCAGCGCAGAGGATAGCATCATCCCGGAATTTAACGAGAAATTAGAAATACTCAATGCTTATAATAGCTTCGATGTTACTAAGGACAGAATCAATGGTCATAACGGAAGCAAGATTGTATTTAAGGGAATACGCACATCAAGCGGTAACCAAACAGCGGCTTTAAAGTCATTAAAGGGATTTAACGTTTTCGTTCTTGAAGAAGCTGAAGAAATGCCTAGTTTCGATCAATGGGATAAGATTAAGAAATCTATTCGTAGCAATGATAAACAGAATATTAACATCCTTATACTTAACCCTACGACAAAAACCCATTGGATATATACTGAATTATTCGAAGAACGTGGTGTCCCTGAGGGATGGAACGGTATTAAAGACAACGTGATGTATATTCATTCTAGTTACTTAGATATGGATAGAAATCTGATAGCCGACAACTTGTGGAATGACTTTGAGGATAAACGTGTAGCATACGAGGAATGGATTAAGTTACCACAATCAGAGCAAGACCACAGCCCATTAAAGAAGAAAGCCAAGTACTACAAGCACGTAATTATGGGGGGATGGCTTGAAAAATCAGAAGGGGTTATATTTGAGAATTGGGAATTAGGAGAATTTAAGGAAACGGAGTTAATGCGTTGGGGTAATGACTTTGGTTTTAGCAATGACCCAACAACACTTGTCAATATTGCTATTGATAAAAAAACAGAACGAATCTACCTTAAAGAAGAATTATACCGAACCAGGATGACCACCGACGACGTGGCTCAAGTTATGAAACATCGTTGCGGAAATGATTTGATTGTTTCTGATAGCGCAGAACCAAGGTTAATACATGAGTTGCAGAAAAAGGGATTAAACGTTACTCCTGCCATTAAAGGTAAGGATAGTGTTAATACAGGAATTGCGTTATTGCAGAACTATACTCTTATTGTTGATCCAAAAAGCGTTAACTTGGTAAAGGAGCTAAACAATTATTCTTGGTCTGATAAGAAGTCAGAAACACCAATAGATGCACATAACCACCTTATTGATGCTATTCGTTATGCTGTTAGTAATGCGTTAACAGAAAAAGAAATTGATATAGATTTTTCGTTTATTTAAAAAAAGATTTTGTTTTCTCGAATATAGGTTGTATCTTTACAATATCAAATTAAAACAAAGAGTATTATGAAAAATTTAGAAAACATTAAAAATCAACTATTACAAGGTAATATGATTGAATTAACAAATGAAGAAGATAATTTAACCCTGTTTAAAGGTAAATTTGGTTTTGTTGCTATATTGAATGCAAAAACTTTATTTGGATTTAAAACTATCAATACATTTATAAGTAGGTTAGAGTTGGAAATTGATAAAAGAAATTTAGAGTTACAAGATTAAAATAAATTTTGTATTCTAAAACCAAAACACTATCTTTACAATATCAAATAACAACAACATGAAAACATTAATCGGAATTTTATTAATCGCATTAGGAATTTACCTAGCAACATTAACAGGTGGTATCGCTTTATTTGGATATAAGTTTATTATTGTGGGATTGGTTGTAGGTGTGGTTGGTCTTATTAAAACAGAGGAGGCTTAGTTATGAAAGAATTGATAAACAGCATCGTTAAAGCTAAGTTCTACAGTAGAATTAACCACGTGCCAAGCAAGCTGAAGAATACATTTAAGGTTTTAATACTTGCCCTTGCGCTAACATCATGCGAGAAAGCAACAGAACTTTCTCCAATAGAATACGACGATAAAACACGTGTTAGCATCTTCGCTGATAGTTGTGTGGTTCAGATTCTTATTGACGGCAAATACACCGAGTTTGGTTCTGCCACAACACAATCAACAAAATACATAACGCTAAGTGATTTTGAGTTCATTTCAATATACAGACTGTACGGTAAGCGTTTCAATGTTATTGTAAGTCGAGGTATGTATCAAAAGGTTTTCGACTTTAATCAGGTTGTTTACTATGAGAACAAGAAAATACAGTGACCAGCTTAAGGGCGATTGCATTGAGAAATACGTTGGTTTAGGAATGACAAGCACTGAAATATCAAAGGAAATGAATGTGCCAGGCGAGATGGTGTTGAGATGGGTAGAGTTGTACCACAAAGGAAAGTGCCAAGTATTGCCAGGGCATAGTCGAATTATTGAAATTATAGTAAAATGAAAGAGAAAATCAAGAAAGCAATTAGGTTAAGAAAAAAGGGTATACACGTGTCCGAAATAGCAAAAAAAGTTGGTATTTCTACTGCAACAGTAAGTAAGTACACAAAGGACGTTAAGCCACCATCGCCAGGTGTTGGGTGTATGGAATTGGCTAAGAAAGGATATACAGCATTTGGAATAGCACTATTGAAAGACATTACGTATCGTGCTGTATGCGATAATACTAAAGGAATTATACTAGCCACTTTTCACGACGAGGATAAAGAAATGGTAATCGGATTGAGATTAGATGGATATAGTATCAACGAAGTTGAAAGAATAACCGGAATAAAACGTGGTAGGATAACCGAATACACAAAGGGCATGAAAATAGGTTACTACTCAAATATAAAACCAAAAGAAACAAAGGTTATGAAGAAAGTAAAGAAAAAAGTTAAAGCCACACCAACGCAAATAGAACAGCGTGATATGCTTGGAAAGGGAATTGAGTCAGGAATATATTCTACAGCGGTAAAGCTAAGAGAAGATCGTGACGAGGGAAGGCTTGTTAAAATATGCTATATGGAAAAATACGGAAATTCATATAAATATATATCGATTCGTGTTAGAGATAATGCTACAGACACAGAAGCCGGAGAAAGATTTTGTAGTAAATTTGATAAACTATTCCAATTCGTGTGTTAACAAAATTTTTAGTATATTTGTGTAGTGTTACAGCATCTCACAATTAGTAACGAATATAAAAGATATTGCCCTGTTAATTGATGTTGAGGTGAGATGCAACGGATATTAATAGGGTTTTTTAGTTATACAATGTCAAGAAGATTAACGACTCAAGAATTTATAGAAAAATCAAAGTGCGTTCACGGAGATAAATACAACTATGATAAGGTTATATATGTAATGTCTAATAAAAAAGTAATTATACATTGCTACAAACATGGTGATTTTGAACAAACACCTAATAGTCATTTATGCGGCAGAGGGTGTAATGAGTGCGCTAAAGAAATAACATCAACAAAATTGTCTGGAAATAATTGTTTATTTATTGAAAAAGCAAAATTAAAACACGGAAATAAATACGATTATAAATTAGTGTGTTATAAAAACAATAGGACAAAAGTGAAAATAATCTGTCCTATACACGATGTATTTGAGCAAACACCCGCGCATCATTTAAATGGGGGTTGCGAAAAATGTGGTAGAAGTATTATTAACTTTAAAAACAAGAAAAGCATTAGTGATGTTATAAAAGATTTTAAAAAAATACATGGTGACAGATACGATTACTCACTTGTTGATTATAAAAAATGGAATTTAAATATAAAAATAAAATGCAATATTCATGGAGTTTTTGAGCAAACTCCGAATAAACATTTAAATGGTAATGGGTGTTATAAATGTGGCAGAGATAGTATATCTATTAAAAACCGTATTAACTCCACAACTTGGGGGTTCTCTAAATGGTGCGATGCGGCATTTAAAAGTAAGGTATTCGACTCTTTCAAAGTTTACATAATAAAATGTTGGAACGAAACAGAAACATTCTACAAGATAGGAAGGACTTATAGATTAACTAAATATAGGTTTAATAGTAAAAGAGACTTACCATATAACTATGAGGTTGTAAAAGAATTAGTATTTGACAAACGAGCAGAAATGATTGATAATGCTATAGATTGCTTTTATAAAGAAATAGACTTAAAGAGAATAAATAAAGAATTAAAATATACACCGATGTTGTTTTTTAAGGGTATGAACGAATGTTTTTCAGAGATAAATTTTGATATATTAAATTAAGTGTCTATATTTACAGAAATTAAAACACATATACAATGGAAGAAGCTAAAAAAGTTTACACTGAGTCGACACCAAGATTGATTGAGTTGCATAAGAGTTATGTCGGAAGAAAGAATGTTGTGAAAAACTATGTAGATATTGAATATTTTGACAACGTAAACAGTAGTGATGAAACAGGGTATTTCTGGGCAAGTCATTTACGCGAGTTCACTTATAACCATATTGGCGGCTACACCAAACTATCCGAACAAGAATTTATTGAGTTTATGGGGTTGGAAGATTGTCAATTGGTTTCTAATAATGCTAAAAAAGAAACATCCGGCAAGCTGTCATACGAAATAGATTGGACATTTATTAAACATATGGCGGAAAGAATGGATTCAAATAAAGGTAAATACGAACCTTATAATTGGGTTAAGCCCATGAGTAACCCAAAAGATTTATTAAACGCAATTACAAGGCATTTAGTAGCATTGCACGAGGGTGTTATGGAAGATGATGGAAGACCATATGGGCATATTGAAGCAATAGCTTGCGACGCAATGATGTATTTCAGGCAGATTGTTAATAAATAATTTTTCGTATATTTGTATAACGCAGTCACGGGCGTATGTAAGATATTTTAATAATAGAGTTGGTTAGTAGGGAACCGTGACCCCGAACGCCTACTCTATTTTTTTTATGGAAAATTATTTTAATAGAAGTTTTAACTATTTGTCGCTTGTAGAAAAGACAACAAAAAGTAAGTCTATTTACAATTGTGGAGTTTGTGGTTTTAACAAGGAAATACACGATTACAAGGTTTTAAGCGGTCATGATAAAACTTGCGGATGTAGAAATGGGGCTAACAATAATATAGTTTTAGATATTTCTACTGATGGTAAAATAAGGACACAAACTGGTTTAATATTAAACTCAAACATGGCTAACGGATATGAAGGAATTTCGGTTGGTGAAATAAAGGACTATGTACACAGGGTTGTCGCATCAAAATTCATCCCTAATCCCAATAATTATACAGATGTAAATCATATAGACGGAAATAAAAAAAACAATAATGTTAATAATTTAGAATGGTGTGATAGAAGTTACAATTTAAATCATGCTATATCTACAGGATTGAAGGTTTATAAAAAGGGATTAAAAAATAAACAAAGAAGGTTTTCAGATGTGGAAATAGATTATATAAGAAACTCTAATAAAGGGTCAACGACAATTGGTAGAGAATTAGGTGTGTCTAAAACTACAATTCAAAATATTAGGAGAGGGTTAATTTACAAGGTATAAACACAAGAACGGTTTAGAGGATTTAAAGAAAGCGGAATTTTATTTAAAGAAATTGATTGAGGGATATGGAAAAGATTAAACAACTTTGCGGAAGTAATATGGTTTATTGCAAAATGCTTAAATTGTATAACAACTTTGAAATGCCAATAGGCGCAAGACACAGATTGGTTGTTGAAGATAAAAATGAACAAGAAAAGTTTTTAAAGTTTTTACTTGCAGAACTGAAATAGAAGTGTTACTTTTGCTACATGAAAAAGAAAATAGAATTAACAAAAGAACAGGCAGAGGGATTGTACTATAACATAAATAGTTACTTTCTTGCATTGCGTGTGGCCGAGATGATTGATAAGACAATGTTCGGTCGTTTAAAGTTCGGCACACCAACAATGAATAACCATCTTAGAAAAGCACGCGAAAGCATTCAGGCTCTTCTAGTTGAGTTCAATAAAGTATTTAGAGCTAAAGACACTGACATGGTAGAATACGACGCACCTGCGGCTTTATTTGAGGTATTGGAGTATTTCTCACGGATGCCACCAGAACAGATTGAAGAAACTTTAAAAAATATAAAAGATTATGAATTACCAAGAAAAAGTTAGAGAATTTCAAATCGCATCGGGACAACCTGTAAGCGATACACCACGGGAGTTAACAAAAGAAGAATACGACTTCCGTGATAATTTGTTACGTGAAGAAATACGAGAATTGCAATACGCTATTGTTGACAATAACCGTGTTGAGATATTGGACGCTTTGTGTGATATTAAATACGTAAATGACGGGACAGCTAATCAAATGGGTCGAGAAAACGAGGAGGTCGAGGATATTTTTTGGCATAACAAAATTTTCACTAAGACTGTAAATAAATTAGTTGAATCTTTAATTGACATCAAGTGCGATGAGGTTGAAACTATAAACGCATTAGTTGGTATTATTGCATCAAGTATAGGCCTCACACTAGAAAACTTCAAAACAGCTTTAGATCGTGTCCATGATTCAAATATGTCTAAGTTCTGCTACGATATTAAGACAGCTCAAAGTACTAGGGATTTCTATTCTAGGCAAGGTATTGACACGTATATCGAACCACGAGAAAAGAAGTTTGTAGTTTATCGTTCAGGTGATGGAAAGGTCCTCAAAAGTACTGACTTCTACCCTCCATACTTAGAAGATTTAGTTTAAAACAAGAGCGAGAAAAAAAATCTCGCTTTTTATTTTGAATTATGAAAAGGATTTACTAATTTAGCGTTATGAAAAAAGAAACAATATTTAGAAAGGTGCTTGTCGAGGATAGGTTACCCGAATTTTGCCAAACAAAAATATTCATAGACAAATTAGGAGCAAGCGCTCAATTTTCTATTGACAGTGTAGATGTAGCATATTGCAGAGTAAATAGAGAATTTGTTACAGTCGAAGTAATAAAAAACGATTATGAATACTGGCTCGAAGAAATCCAGTTGCCTAGTGAGGAGGATATACAGAAACAGATGGACAGCCGTAATAATTTTTTAATGTTAGGATTTATTAAAGGCGCAAACTACATCCTCGGATTTATTAACAATAAGAAATAGAGAAATGGATAAAACAGAAATAGGGCTTCAAGTGGCAAACGCTATTTTCCGTCAATTACAATTAGATAACAACCACAGGATAGTTGCGTGGATTTATAACGTAAAAGGCTATCCAAATATGTTCAGGATAGCTTTTACTGATGGAACAGATGCAGTTGCAACTCTTGGAGCGTGTTTAGAATCTGTAATAGAAATATCTTATTAAACAAAACCAAATAAAAACACTATGACACAGGAATTTAAAGGGTCAACACCACCATGGTACATAGACAACGATACAAATCAATTGGTTATAACCAACAGCGATGAAACAAAAGCGGTTGCGTTTATTCCCAAACGAAGCGATAACGCAAAAGCGGATTCAGTTTTGATCAAGCACGCTCCCGAAATGTTGGAGATGTTGAAGTATCTGTATGAATTAACAGAGTATTTTGATGAATGGGGCGAGGAAAGAGAAAAAATAAGTGAACTAATCACTAAAGCAACTACGATATGATAAAGGAATTTAGAAATACAGGAAAACAACGAGCGGAGGAATACAGCAAGTTTGCTGGAACGTTCAAATCTGGAATAGATTACTTCACAGGGTACACACGTGCCTTAGAAGATGTACAAGAGGAAATCGATCAATCAGAAACTTACCAAAAAGGATTTGTAGCCCTCCAAGAAGCTGTATTGAAGTCAGCAGAAAAAAACAAAGAGTTGGTGGAGATGTTGGGGCGATGCAAAAAGTCATTGGATTGGATTTATGAGAAGTGTCCTGCTCCTGTTTTAGATACGCAAGAAGAAGTGGAAAACATGACAGAATATGTTTTTTACCGTAGACAAGAAATTAAGACACTATTACATTCTTTAAAGAAAGGAAAAACTGATGCAGTCTAAAATAAATGAAAAAGCAATCGAGCTTGTTAATAAGTTCATGCAACCAATTGACCAATTAGGAAGCTATCCAATGTGTTACGAAACAGCAAAGCAATGCGCTTTAATACATGTTGATGGTATTATCGAACAATGGGAGTATATCGACACCTATTTAGCAGATGCTCAAGGCGAGCTTAACCCTAACCTTCGATACTGGCAGGATGTTAAACAAGAAGTCATCGGATCGATCCACACCACCCACGATAAAGGAAAGTAATGGCATTTATCATAAAAATCGTTTTTTCAATTATTGTTTTTTGTTGGGTTTATTTGTTGATAATGTTCGTCTACGATTCAATGTCAAATAAATACAATTAAATTTGCTATTAACACATTTAGTTACTATCTTTGATTTATGATAGATAGAGAAAGAGCATTAGTGGCGAGTAAGGATTCGTACGAGTTACTAAAAAACTGGGAAGAGCCTATTTTCAAAACAACACAAGAATGGTTGGAATCAGGCGAAATAAGATATCCATATTTAATATGGGATGAAGACCAATGGACAGGTTCTGTTTCGTTGAATAGATTAGAGTTTAGGTCTAATGGAGAGCCTTATATAAAAAGTATGGTTATTTTTGAGTAAATTTATTTTATGTCAAAAGTTATAACAACAGAATATTTTATTAAAAAAGCTAAATCTATTCACGGAGATAAATACAACTATGATAAGGTTATATATGTAATGTCTAATAAAAAAGTAATTATACATTGCTACAAACATGGTGATTTTGAACAAACACCTGGAAATCATTGTCATAAAAGAAATCCACAAGGCTGCCCACAATGCGGTATAGATAGAAAGAGTGATTTTTTCAGTTTCAATACTGATGAATTTATTAAAAAATCTAAAGAAAAACACGGTGATAGATACGACTATTCTCTTGTTGATTATAAAAACTCAAGAGAAAAAGTAAAGATTATTTGTGGAGAACACGGTGTTTTTGAGCAAAGAGCCGTTAATCACTTAGGTGGTTTTGGATGCGTTAAATGCGCTAACGATAAAGTATCTTCTATAAAATCTTATGATACAAAAGACTTTATAGAAAAAGCAATAAAAACACATGGTTATAAGTATGATTACACTTTAGTAAAGTACGTTAATTCTCAAAACAAGGTTAAAATAATTTGTCCAATTCATGGTGTCTTTGAACAGAAAGCAAACAACCATTTGAATAATAGGGGATGTTATAAATGTTCTAGAGATGTTGTTTCAAGGCGTCACAAAGAAAAACCACAGGGGTGGAATATTACTAGTTGGCAGAAAAAAGCCGAACAAGCTAAAAATTTCGATAGTTTCAAAGTTTATATAATTAAATGTTGGAATGAAAATGAAGAATTTTATAAGATTGGAAGAACTTATAATACAATAAAACGAAGATTTACAGGTAAATACAATATGCCATATAATTATGAAGTTTTAAAAGAAATCATATTCCACAACGCGAAGGATTGTTTTGACAAAGAGAATGAGTTAAAGTTGTTACATAAAAATTTTAAGAAGATACCATCAATAAAATTCAACGGTATGAACGAATGTTTTTCAGAGATAAATTTTGATATATTAAATTAAGTGTCTATATTTACAGAAATTAAAACACAATAGAATTATGTTAAAGAAAGAAGAAGTATTTGTACGTGTTAGTAGCGAGAAGAAAGCACGGAAGTTGGCGAAGTTGTTGGAGATGTTTGGGGAGGGTGTTTATAAACCAACACTAAAAAGATTAAAAAATGGTGTTGTAAGCGATGAATATCCGATTGTTCATTATAATTGGGAGTGGAACGGTATAGGAAGCTCTCCTATAGACAAAACCAAAGTATCAATAAAAGAACTACGAAACATTTTGGCGGTTGAGCATTTAAAATCTGGCGATGTTGTGGTGTTGAATAATGGTGAAATTGTAAAAATAAAACACATTGGTGATGTATGGTTTGAAGAATTAAACGGACTTTTTCATGCATCAGATTTCATCCGTTACGCAAACGAAGAAGAAAAAGCGTTGTTAGAGCCTGTTAGTTTAACGGAGAAAGACTATAAAGACAATACTTGGTACAAATCAAATAGAACTGGGAATTTGTTTTTCTTAGACAAGATTTCATCTTATCATTATGGTTTTAATTCATGTTGTTATAGTGATGATATTAGATGGTTCGAGTGTTTTAAAGAGAATGGTTTTGATATCGCAACAAACTGGACCGAAGCAACACCCCAAGAAGTAGAAGAAGCTTTGATTAAGGAGGTAAAGAGGAGGTATAAGGTTGGGGATTTACTGCGTGATGAAGATGGAGATACCAAACGTTTCGGATTGTTTACACTTCGTTATAGACATGAATTCAACACATTATTTCAAGCTGGAATAAACATCTTCAAAGACGGCAAATGGGCAGAAGTAATCAAACCCGGAAAATCACTAGAAGAACGTGTTAAGGAGTTAGAACAAAAG